ACGATCCTTCTGCTGGTATTATGACTGTAACAGTCGCTGGTCATGGATTCATGAACAACGATAGAGTTAAGTTTGACGATAATTCAATATCACTGAAGTGTGCTAGAGATCATTATAGAATTGCTCACACATATCCAAGATCTTCTGATCCTATTAGCGGTAAGTGGGTGTCTATTGCAAGCACAACTGTTAACACATTTGCTGTTGATGTTGGTGCATCTGGTCCTGCTCATCAGTTCGCACATACATTTGATAGTGCGACTACAGGTGGTATTAAGAAACAGACTGGATATATTACACTTCAGGTTGGTGTTTCAACTGATACAACTGAGCATCGTTATGATATCGGTGCAGGACATGAGGCAACTGACGCAGTAGTCTCTGGTGGTAACCATACTCATAGATTCCTCAATGCTACAACTGGCGCAGTTCAGTATGGTGGTGCATATGATCATCAATTCGTAAGTGCTGCTGCTAATCCACTTAGAGTGGATACTTGGGCAGGTACTGCTCTAACTCCAACAAACGCAGTATACAATCCTGGTACAGGTGTTCTACAGTTTACTGTTCCTAATCATGGACTAGTTGCTCCAGAGAACTTTAAGTTAGATGGTATTGGAGTTACTTGCACATATGGTTCTAAGACTTATCCTAGTGGTGTTCAAGGTTACTATTACTCTGTAAGATCTGTAGGAACTACAACATCCTTCACTACATTTGTTGGTGTGTCTACTTTGGCGCATCCTTATACTGGTGGTGGTACAGTAAGAGTTGGTTTAACTACTAACATCTTCCCAGATTATGATCAACAATTAGATATAACTGGAATTATATCTGCCAGAACATTCAGAGTTAATGCTGGTATGAGCACAATTCCACACTCTTATCATTCTAGTGGTACTGCTGCTCCTTGGTATGAATTAACACATGGTTCTGGTTATACCACAGATCTTGGAACAATTTCTATTGGAGTAACTGATGCTGTTGGATCAGGTGCTACTGTTACCGCAATTGTTGGTGCTGGTGGTTCTTTAATCTTTAGTGTTGATCACTCTGGTATTGGTTATACCTCAGGAAGCAGATTATCAGCACCAGAACCTAATGGTGCAGATCTAAGTATTGTTGGTAACTACAGATTAGGTCTTGGAGATACTACAACTACAGGTGTAGGATGTACTATTTCAGTTGATGTTATTGGATTAACTACTAACTATGTTGGTTATTCAACGACTCAAGAATTTGAACTCTTTGAAGTTGCTAAGTGGAATCTAACTAAACCTGGATATGGATTTAAGAAAGGTGATAAGTTTAATTTAGTTGGATTATCTACTGATCCTGATGCAGGTGATCTATTCATTCCATTTGAGGTTGAAGTACTTAATATCTTTAATGATGATATTTCTTCTTGGCAGTTTGGTCAATTGGATTATATTGACAACATCAAACCATTCCAGAATGGCGCAAGAACTAGATTCCCATTATATTATCAAGATCAATTAATAAGTTTTGAGATTGATAATAATGATGCAGATTCTAGAGAAATTGATCTGGATCCTGTTCTTATGATATTTGTTAATGGTGTTCTTCAAGAACCAGTGAAGCATTATACTTTCGGTGGTGGTACTTCAATTAGTTTTGAAACTGCACCTACAACAGAAGATGATGTGTTTGTTTTCTTCTATAGAGGAACTGTTGGTTCTGATAGTTTATTGTATGATGTTAACGAGACTATTAAAGAAGGTGATACTGTTGAATTGTTTAAGAGCGCAGAGATTGAATTGAATAATGTTGTTAAAGACACTACCAATTTCGCACAACAAGATCCTAGAATTGTTCAAAGAATTGCAACTGCATCTGTTGTCGAAACTCCATTCTATCAAGGTAGTGGTGTTAATAACACTGATTATAAACCATTAAGATGGGCTAAACAAAAAGCGGATATTGTCTTTGGTGGTGGATTAGTTTCCAAAGCAAGAGACCAATCAGAAGCTCAAATTACTCCAGTATCAAATATTCTTGCATCTGTTGATTCTTCACAAACATACATGTATGTTGATCATGTAGAACGCTTCAGGGATCTTGATGGACTACTTAGTGGTGATTTTGGATTATTTGTACAAGCTGCTAATGTTGGATTTGGAACAACAGCACAAGCAGGGATTAATTGGGAATTGTGGAATGATATTGATGCCTTGAACACTGATGTTAAAGGATATTCTGGAATGATTACTGGCATAACAACTTCTGCTGGTATTGGTACTGATCTTGCTATTGTGTTCCAATTAGATACTAATGATTTGATTAATGCTAATAATGACTCTTATGTCAAAGACTTTAAGGAAGGATATCCATTTAAAGTCTATGGATCAGGTGTAACACCTGCTGCTGGAGTTATAACAAGTATTGATTCGCATGATACTGATATTATTGGAATTAGTACTTTTGAAGTGGATAATGTTTACTATGCTACATCATTATCATGGGATGGAAGTGCTAGAACAGGTGTTATAACTTGTAATATCCATTCTGGAACTAATGTTAATGGATTGGTTGGTGTTGGATCAACCTTACATCCTGCAGCAAGAATGACATGGGGTCGCTTCTCTTCAGCACAAAGAGATGTAGCAAACCCAGTTACCTTAAATATCAAGGGATTGAACTATGATCCAGATTTAGATGAATGGCCAACTGCCAAGCGTACTAACACTGGACATCGTAACACTGGAGCCCTTGAGAAAACCTTATAAATACCAAAATAGTAAGACCTCTCTCTAGAATATTGCAATGGCAGCAATTATAACTGATCAGTTTAGGATTATTAATGCTAATAACTTCATGGATGATGTTGTTAGTGGGAATAACTCTTACTATGCGTTTCTGGGGTTGGCAAATCCAACTGTTGCTGGATACGGAAGAACTGATACTTGGAACAGTACAACTGTTCAACCACCATCACCTACTGATAGTATTAACTACAACAATCATGTTTATGACACGATGTTGTTTGGAAGAAAGATTTTTCCTGGTGATGTGAGGAGGTTGATTAGAAAAGTTGCTTGGACTAAAGGTACATCATATGACATGTATCGTCATGATTATAGTGTAAATAATCGTTCTTTGGTATCTAACTCAAGTAGACTTTATTCAGCAAACTACTATGTTATGAACAAAGACTATAGAGTCTATGTTTGTATCAATAATGGTGCTGCTGGTATCAATACTATTGCAAGCGCATCTCTTGATGAACCAACATTTACTGACCTTGAACCATCTGCTGCTGGTGTAAGTGGTGACACTTATCTTTGGAAGTATATGTTCACGGTTCCTCCTGCGGATATCGTGAAATTTGACTCTACTGAATATATTGCGGTTCCTAATGATTGGGAAACCACAACTAATTCTGATGTTAAAGTTGTTAGAGATAATGGTGATTCCACTTCAAATAATAATCAAATTAAGGTAGTATCAATTGATGAGGCTGGTGCAGGATATAGTTTCCTTTCTAGTCCAATTGAAGTAGATATTCTTGGAGATGGTACGGGTGCTAAAGTTAGGATATTAACTAACACCCAAGGACAGATTATTTCTGCTCAGGTCACTAATGGTGGATCTGGGTACAGTTATGGTCGTGTTGATCTTTCTTCTATTAATTCAAGTGCTACCACATTCGCTAAGTTATCACCTATTATTCCTCCTTCTTTAGGGCATGGTTATAATGCTTATAAGGAACTTGGGACTGATAAGGTTTTAATTTATACGAGATTTGATGCGTCATCATACGACTTTGCATCTGATACACAGTTTGCTCAAGTTGGATTGATGAGAAACCCAACTGCTGTTGGTGCAGCAGGTACTAATTATTTGCAGACTTCAGAATTCTCTGGATTAAAATCCATTAAGTTTACTGGAGATACTTCTCAGGTTCTCGGTATTGGCACACAGATTGAGCAAAATATCTCTGGAGTAGGTACTGCCAGAGGTTATGTTGCTTCTTATGATATCGATACAAAAGTAATTAAGTACTTCCAAGATAGAAGTCTTTCTTACAACCAATTACTTCATGATCAAACTGATAGTAGAGAAGTTGCAACTCAAACTCCTGTATTAGAATTTCAGTCAACTGCTAATGCAGTTACTAGCAATGCATTCAGTGTCAATGTAGACCAAACCTATAGTGGCATATCTACAACTACACCTGCTGGTAAAGTTATAGACCTTGGTGTTCAATTCACAAATGGTCTTGCTGATGCTGAAATAAATAAGAGGAGTGGCGAGATTATCTACCTTGATAATAGACCTTCTATTACAAGAAACTTGCGCCAAAAAGAAGACATCAAAATCGTATTAGAATTCTAAACCGATGCCACAACAGACAAATCTGAATATAAGTCCGTATTATGACGACTTTGACAGATCGAGTAATTATCATAAAGTTCTGTTTAAACCAGGATACCCAGTTCAAGCCCGTGAATTAACGAGCTTACAATCTATTCTTCAGAATCAGATTGAGCAATTTGGTAGTCATATGTTTAAAGAAGGGTCAGTAGTGATCCCTGGTGGTATGACTTATGATGGAGATTATTTTGCTGTTAAATTAGATGCTACGCATTTAGGAACTGATATAGAAGTTTATATCAAAGAACTTGTAGGAAAAAGAATAAAGGGTCAGACTTCAGGTGTTACAGCAAAGATTATTAATTATATTACTGCTGCTACATCAACTTCATCAGATCCAACAATATATGTAAAATATATGTCTCCTGGACCAAGTGGTTCATTTGCATTCTTTAATGATTCTGAATTGATATTGATGGAAGAACCTCTTGCTTATGGTAATACTACCATAAACACTGGTTCATCTGTTGCAAATACAATTCAACAGGATGCTTGTAGTGCTGCATCTGCAGCCTCTATTTCTAGTGGTGTATATTTTTTAAGAGGTGCTTTTGTAAGAGTTAATCAACAGACTCTTATATTGGATCAGTATGACAATCAACCCTCATATAGAGTTGGTTTACAGGTAGTAGAGAAAGCAATTAATGCTAAGGAAGATAATAGTTTATATGACAATGCTAAAGGATTTTCAAACTATGCTGCACCAGGCGCAGATAGACTAAGAATAGAATTAGTTCTTGCTAAGAAAGATGTTAATAATTATGATGATACTGATTTCATCGAAGTTATTAGGGTAAGATCAGGTGAAGTTGAGAAACAACTCAGTGATTATAGCGATTATAATAGAATCGAAGATTATCTTGCAAAGAGAACTTATGATGAGTCTGGGGATTATACAACAAATCAATTCTTTGTCAATGTTCTTGACAGTTTAAATGACAGAATGGGTAGTGAAGGTGCATATTATGCTACCGATAGCACTGAACAAGGAAATGTCCCAAGTGAATCTCTTGCCTGTGTAAAGATAACTGCTGGTACTGCATATGTTAAAGGGCATCATTATACTACATCTGGAGAAATGCTTGATGTAGAGAAACCAAGAACTACATCAGAAAAGGTAGAAGAAACATTTCAGTTAAGGTTAGGAAATAGGTTAAGATTAAATGGTGTTAGTGGTATTACAACATTTAGAAATACAATAGATCTTCAAACTGGTATTGGTAGTGAGACGGTTGGTGATGCTAAGGTATATAATTTTGGTTTAGTAGATTCTAAGTATAAGGATAACTCAACTGAGTTTGATGCATATTTGTATGATATACAATTATACACTAAGTTACTTGTAAATGATAATGTATCCAATGGAGAGGTTGCTCAATCTGCTTATATTGAAGGTGCTGAAAGTGGTGCTACAGGATACACAATAGCTGCTGGTGCTGGTTCAAGTACTATCACATTAACACAAGTATCTGGTAGATTCCAGTCAGGTGAAAAACTTAATTTTAAAGGGAATTTTAATTTATCAAGAGTTGTTGATAAGGTAATTTCATACAGTATGGATGATGTTGAGAATGTTCAACAGTCAAATACTTTTTATGCTAAGAAGAAACTAAATGAAGAAGTACCATATAATATTGGTAGTTCTGATGTTCGTATAACCACTGGTGGTGTTTGTACTTCTACTGGTAAGACATTTGATAGGTTTAAGCCTGGTGATGTAATCATCTATAAGAGGGATAACCAATCTTTACCTAATCGTAATGTTGTTAGCGTTGTTGCTGCTGATGGTCTCAGCATGACAGTTGTTGCGTTAACCACTAATCCTAATCTATTTACTGGAGCTCTTCCAGCTAGTACTTTTACGGGTCCAATCTTTAAGGGTACAGGTGGATTAACTAATGAGGATAATGCTGGATTATATCTAAAATTACCTAAGAATAATATTTCTGATATAGATTTTACTGATGCAGAATTATTACTTTCTGATCAAGTAACTGGTGAATCAACTGATGCAAATGGAACTTTAGTTGTTAATACTAGTTCTCTTAGTGTTGATGATGTTACTTTTGTTGCATTTGACCAAGAAAGATATCAGGTACAATATAGTAGTGGTGTTATTGCTCCAGTTACACAAGATCAAGTAGTTGTTACTAACAATACTCTTACAATTAGTGGATTAAATTTCTCTGAGACCAATGTTAGAGTTAATGTAACAGTTGCTAAGAGTAATATTAAGAATAAAGTTAAAGAGTATAAGAGAAGTCAACAAGTATCTATTGTATATTCTTCTAAGGATATATCTGGAACTAATGCTAATAGTAGTGTTAATGACGGTTTAACCACTAGTGGTTTATATGGTATAAGAGTTCAGGATGAAGAAATTTGTTTGAATTATCCTGATGTTGCTAACATAGTTGCTGTTTATGAATCTTTAGATACAAATGATCCTATTTTTGATAAGTTAGTATTTACTTCTACTGATCCAATTTTCCAAAATGCGGTTATAGGTGAAGCTATAATAGGAGAAACTACTAATGCTGTTGCAAGAATAGTTGCAATTGATGCTGGTAGTAGTACTATTAGTGTTGTATATAAGACTACTGACAAATTTAATCTTCTTGAGACTCTTTTATTCCAAGAATCTAATTCGACAGCAACTCTACAATCTGTAATTCTTGGTAAGTATAAAGATGTAACTAATGCATTTAATTTAGATAAGGGACAGAGAGAACAGTATTATGATTATTCTAGATTGATAAGGGTAAATGAAAATTATATTCCATCTAAGAAACTTTTAGTTATTCTTGATAGATATGAGATTCCATCTTCAGATACTGGAGATGTATTTACTGTTAACAGTTATGACGCAGAAAGGTTTGCTAAGGATATTCCTGCAATAGGTAAGAGAGGTACAAGAGCAACTGATACTCTTGATTTCAGACCTAGGGTTTCAACATTTGTTCCTGGTAGTGCATCTGTATCTCCTTTCTATCCAAGTAATAGAGTAATTGATTCTGGATCAAGAATTGTAACTCCAAACGAATCATCTAAGTTTAAATATCAAGTTTACTTTGGAAGAGTTGATAAGGTTATTCTAAAAACTAATGCATCTGCATTTATTGATAAAGGAGTTCCATCATCAAATCCAAAACCACCTGCTGATCAAGCAGATGCGATGACAATAGCTACTATTGTGTGGCCTCCTTATTTGTACGATACAAATAATGCTCAGGTATTCTTAATAGATAATCGCCGATACACTATGCGTGATATTGGTACTATTGAAGATAGAGTAGAGCATCTTGAAGAGATTACTTCTTTGTCTTTATTGGAACAAAAAGTTGAAACATTGCAAGTTAAAGATGCTGATGGATTGGATAGGTTTAAGAGTGGATTCTTTGCAGATTCATTTAAGAGTAGAAATTTAGTTGATATATCATCACCAATTGATATTGATATTGATAGGGGACATGTAACTCCTTTGACTGATATTAATTCTATTGATTTGCAATTATTACCAGCAACAGAACAATCCCCCGAAACAATAGATTATACTGAGGATTTTGTCTTATTGGATGATAATGCCCAGAAGACGGGTAGAATGGTTACCCTTAAGTATGATGAAGAAATCTTTGTTGAGCAGAATTTTGCAACTAGGGTAGAAAACTTAAACCCATTCTTGGTTCATGCCTATACTGGTGTGATGAAGTTGAATCCATCCACTGATAATTGGATTAATACTGAACAAACTGAAACTCTTTCAACTCAGATTATTAGAAGAAGAGTTTTTGATACTAGAGTTAGTGCGACTACTGTTGATGGTGGATTTGGTCAAGATGAATTATCTGCAAGCACAAATGAGTTTGTCTCTGGTGTGGAGAGAGATGATATTACATCTAGAAACACATATATTGCTCAAGAGACATTTGATCCATTTTGCAGATCAAGAAATATTGAATATAAGTGTAGTGGACTAAGACCAGATACTAAGTTTTTCCAATTCTTTGATTCACTTGGTAATGTTGATGTAGTTCCTAAGATTATAGGAATTAGTAATGTTGTTGGTGCTTTCACTGTTGGAGAAACTATTACTTCTCTTGTAAATGGAGAAACTTACAGATTTAGACTTTGCAGACCTGATCATAAATCAGGACCATTTGCTGAACCTACTGTAGCATTTGAACTTAATCCTTTAGATGGTGCTGAAACACTACCTATAGCGTATTCACAGGGTTCTACTATAATCAATATCGACACTGCTTCTCTTGCTACTGCGGCACAAGGAGATTTCTTTGGATATCTTCCAGAAGGAGCTATTGTTTCTGGTGAGACTAGTGGTGCACAAGCTACTATTTCAAATATTCAATTATGGTCTGATGCGTATGGTGATCTTACTGCCTGTGTATGGATTAGAAATCCATCTGATGATCCAACTCCTCTTGCTAGGGTAAGATCTGGAGAAAGAGATGTTAAGGTAACATCTGATCCTGCTAATACTGTTTTCCATAAGGGTAGCACTGCTAATTCAACAGCGACTGCAGTATATACAGCTATCGGCACAACAAGAATTGTACAAACTGATGTTAGTGTTACTACATTAGAAACTACGACGATACAAAGAGATGTAAGTCTTACATTTACCAACCGTAGACCGCCTCCACCACCTCCACCACCACCCCCAGTTATTATCAATAACTTTATTGATAGAACTGTCACGGTGAATAGAGGTCGTGGTAACAATAGAAGATTTAGTGGAAGACGAGCTAATGCTGGCCGAAACGGTCGAAGAGGCAGAAGAGGCAGGAGAGGTCGTGGCGGTGGAGATCCATTGGCACAGTCATTTAAGACTGATGTCTTTGGTGTATATCTAACTTCTGTAGATATATTCTTCTACACTATGACAGACCCAACAGTTCCTGCTTGGGTAGAAGTTCGCACGATGGAATTGGGACAACCAACAGAACAGTTGGTTACATCTGATGCTAGGGTTGTTTTAACCGCAAATGATGTTACTCTTTCTACTGATGCCTCAATAGCGACTAATGTTAAATTCCCATCACCAATTTGGTTAGAACCTGAGACAGAGTATTGCTTTGTTGCAGGATCACCTTTCAACACCTGGGAAGTGTTTACTGCAGAGATGGGACAGACTGCTATTAATGCACAACAGTTACCAGCTGCAGCAGGAAAGGTTTATAGTAATCAATTTATGGTTGGTTCTATGTTTAAGTCACAGAATGCCTCTACATGGACTGCATGTCAGTTTGAGGATATGTGCTTTAAACTTTATAGTGCTAACTTTACAGCAAGTGAGGCTGTAGTTACATTCCAAAACCCACCAATTAGACCTAATAATGGTATCTTACCAGCGTTGACTAAGAATCCAATTCAGACCCTTCCTAAGAAAGCGACACTTGGATTTAGTACTACAACAATTGCTGGTTTAATAGGTACTGTATTTGTACCTGGTAG